GCGAGGGTCGAAACCCGGCGAGGGTCGAAACCCGGCGAGGGTCGAAACCCGGCGAGGGGTGCCCTACCCTCCCCCTACCCTACCTGCCCGCGCCCCCTATAGGCCCCCCGGTGACGCAACAAAACAAAACCCCGGTCCCCACGGTCCCCGTTGCATATATGCCTACCGTGACTCACGTACCCACCTAATTTTTTGGGTCCCATTTCCTTTTCGTCTCCAAGTTCTATATCTTGACGCCCCTATCTCTCTGTGTTATACTATCCTCATATCATCAGGGAGGGACCCACTGTGACCGATACAAATTTTATGGACGTGCCTCTTTGTTCTAGGTGTAAGCACCGCAGTAACGTTTATGACTTCGATCACACATCAACTCCGTGTTTCCGTTTCCCCGACACCAAATCTTTGAAGGATGCACGGACAGAGTGTGATGGTAAACAATGGGTGCAGCGTCCTTGGAAAATAATGGGGCTATGACAAGTAAATTGGAAAACCCCCACATCGATGGCGTACATTACCAGCATGTTAAGACTGGCCATATTTATCAGGTCATTACTACTGGGTTCATAGAAGCAAACTTAACACCTTGTGTGGTTTACAGGTCAATTTCGTCCAACACGGTTTGGGTGCGCCCTTTAGAGGAGTTTAATGATGGGCGTTTTAAACAAACAGTGGTGCAGGGGGGGGCAGATTGTAAATGATCAACAATCCTCATTGTAGCCATAGAATATTCTCCAAGACTTGGGGAGGTGAAAACATCTGTGCTTTTTGCGGAGTTTTTGTTTCGGTTGTTGTCTCGGAGCAAAAATCAAGACTAAGACTCAGGTCCATACGAATTAAAAACAGTTGTTCTGTAAACGCTGGCAGATATTTGGGCCATTATTACACGGAGTATTTCCCTGATACCAAAGAGGAAAAACACACAAAACTTGTCCCCACGAAGTATCCGAACTATTTCACCACCAGAATCGTGAGTACTTGACAACTTCTCGCGTACGTGCTATACTGCGCGTATGGATCAAACTGTGCACCATATTTTGCGTACGTCACCGGGCCAAGAGGCGGCGGTCTTGAAGTCTATCGACAACGCAGAAGTGTATTTGCCGATACAGGTAGTACGGAAGTTCAACAGGCGCTATCGCGCTTGGACTAAGTACGATATGCCCCTGTTTCCCGGTTATCTCTTTGTGAACATCGACGAGCCTCTGCGTCTTCGGACCATTGGGGCATCAGCTCATGTGAGAGGTTTCTTGCGGAATGCCGACCGTTCCTATGCTTTGCTTGCGGAAAAGCATTTGGAAGCGGTACGGAGATACGAACAGGACATGCGTGAGGGATTGCAGAACCTCAAGCATCCGTTCCGACCCAATGCTCAGGTTGAGTTTGTGTCAGGGGCATTTTCGGGCTTCAAGGCCGTGGTCACTCAGCTTGAGGGGCTTCAAGGACTGGAAGTTAATATAGTGGGGTCCACTTTAACAGTGCACACCACAGCTTCTCAAGTAAGGGAAGCACCAAGTGGCTTGATTGTGGGGACTTCCACTTTATAACATTGGTCACAATGGCGTAAAGTTCGGAGGTACTACCGCAGGAGCCGCACAAGAAATCGGGGAAACCCGAGTCTTAATTTTGCGACGGGTTTGAAACAAAGTGTCGATCTTTGAGGAATACAGCGATCTGAATGACGAGACGTACATAGAAATGTATGACTTCGATGATTGCTGGACCAAGAAAAACCCGGACAAACAGTACGAAACTCTAGATGTAGCAGTGGCGCTGATCAAATTTAACGGCAACATTTCCCAATGTGCCAGCACCCTAGGTCGCCCGCGCCGCTCCGTTGAAGGTTTTATACTGCGCCAACAATCCTTGCGAGAGTTGCAGGAGGACCTTGAAGCCACTTTTTTGGACGACATCGAGTTCAAGTACAAACAAGTAGCAACTAAAGGCGACCCGATTGCCCAAAAATTTTTCCTTGTGACCAAAGGCCGAAATCGCGGCTACGTGTCGCGGGCTGAAAGCACTGGCCCCAATGGTGGGCCAATTCCGTTGGCTCTAAACTCTTTGGACGTTTCGAATCTTTCTTCCTCAGAGCTGAAAGCCCTCGAAAAAGCCTTGCTGAATACACCGCAGGAGGATTGAATTGGGGGTCATAGACCTTCCAAAGTCTATCAACCGGGAAGCAACACTAGTTGCTATCAGCCGTAAGTTATGTGAGGGAAGTCTAGCGGAGTTTATTCGGCGCGCTTGGCACGTGGTAGAACCTTCTAGGCCGTACTCGCACAACTGGCACATAGACATCGTTTGCGCCCATCTGGAAGCGATATCTAGAGGAGAAATTACACCGGACGGCGACTACTACAACCGCCTGTTGGTGAACATTCCGCCCGGAACAATGAAGTCTCTTACCATTGCCGTGTTCTGGCCAGCTTGGGAGTGGGGGCCTTTCGGGCGTCCTGACCTCCGGATTGTTTCGACCAGTTACTCAGAAGACCGGGCGCGCTCGGATAACATTCGTATGAGAGACTTAATCTCTTCCGAATGGTACCAAGAACGGTGGGGTCACGTCTTCAAGATAGAGAAGAGCGGCGAAGAGTTTTTCAGCAATGATAAAAAAGGCTGGAGACGCGCTAGGCCCTTCTCGAAACTGACTGGTGACAGAGGCGACAGGGTTATCATTGACGACCCGCACTCTACTGAAATGGCAGAGAGCGAAGCCGACAGGAAACGTACTACCCGGATTTTTAAAGAATCCGTTCCGACCCGACTAAACGATCCTGAAAGATCGGCAATCGTGGTCGTGATGCAGAGGCTCCACGAAGACGATGTATCTGGGGTCATTCTAGATGATGAAGGCTTCTCCGGGGTCTATGACCATATAATGCTACCGATGCGGTTCGACCCCGCAAGGAAGTGTATCACAAAACTTGGATATGAGGACCCAAGAGAGAAAGAAGGCGAACTTCTGATGCCTGACCGCTTCCCACTAGATGTGGTGAACCGGGACGAAGCAGCACTGGGGCCTTACGCAACTGCAGGGCAGATGCAACAGGAACCAACGCCACGAGGCGGAGGCATTATCAAAGACCAGTGGTGGCAGTTGTGGCCTTCCAATCAGTTCCCTAAGTTCAGCTACATCATTGCGACACTGGACACCGCTTACACTAAAAAGCAAGAGAACGACCCCAGTGCTATGACCCTTTGGGGAGTTTTTGCATCCAACTCCGAAGATGCAGTGACACGGGTTACAGACCGCTACGGTCGACCAATGGAGACAGAATTTACGATTGCAGACACACTTCTTACTGTTCCTAAAGTCATGATGATGTATGCATGGTCTGAACGGTTAGAATTGCACGATCTGGTTAAGAAGGTCATACACGACTGCAAGCGTTTCGGAGTGGACACGTTGGTTATCGAGGCCAAAGCCTCTGGTCATTCAGTCGCACAAGAAATTCGGCGGTTAATGAAGACCGAACAGTTTGGCCTTAGAATGTATGACCCCGCTGGTACGGACAAAACGGCACGGGTTTACAGCATTCAGCACCTTTTCTCTGAGGGAATAGTGTACGCGCCAGACAAATTGTGGGCTGAGAAAGTAATACGGCAAGTAATGTCGTTCCCTAAAGGAAAACACGACGATTTGGTGGATACCGTAAGCATGGCACTTCGGTATCTTCGAGAAATAGGGATACTGATTCGGTCGCCAGAAGTAGAGGCCGAAGTTGAAGAGTCTCTCCGGCTCCCGAGTCGAAATGAAAATAGACCACTTTACCCCTGTTGAGGTTGAATATGCTAGTGAAACTGCTAAACTTGTATGCTGGAATTATTCTAGGGGGCATGGCCTATGGCGGTTGGGTGATCCTTGGAGCGACATTGATTCTAGGCTTCCCCCTGTTTTCTTTCGTCCTGTTGGTTCTGATTGTTACGGCTTTCGTCGCTTTGGCTTATGCCGACAAGATGGAAAGTAAAGTCTAATGCCTATGGTTCCCGGCTTCAACGGCAATTTACGTCTTAACTCGGGGAACGGGTTGGCAGGTGCTGTTCCGCTTGAGGACAAAGAAGTAGAAATCAATGACGGTGTTGAAGTAGACCCCAACAAGGCGATTTTGAAAATTGAACACGAAGACGGGTCAATAACGATCAGTCTTGACGGGAAGCCCCTTAAAGAAAAAAACAACGGACCGAAGGAGTGGTTCGGAAACCTTGTGGATGATATTAATGAAAGCGACTTGAACGCTATAGTCGACGATCTTTTGCAGGGTGTTCAGGAGGACCTTCTCAGCCGTCAAAACTGGATCGACCAGCGGGCGCAGGGACTCTCGTTGCTAGGTCTTTCAGTGAAACTCCCGAACGTATCTAATACGGATGGAGCGCCTGTCGAGGGCATGAGCCAAATTCAGCACCCACTACTCCAAGAAGCGGTGCTACGGTTCCAAGCTAACGCTCGTTCGGAAATGCTTCCGGTAGATGGCCCCGTGAAAGTTCGGAACGACGACCAAGACGAACTGATCGAAAGTGACGAATTGGCAGATGTCCTTGAAAAGGACATGAATAATTATCTGACAACTACAGCAAGAGAATACTATCCGGATACAGACCGGATGCTTCTCATGTTTGGTTTCGGGGGCACGGCCTTTAAAAAGGTTTATTTCTGCCCCTTGCGCAATCGTCCAGTAAGTGATTCGGTTGACGCTGATGACCTTATTGTGAACCAGTCTGCGACTGACCTCAGCACTGCTCTTCGTGTTACACACCGCGTTTATTTGAAGCCGTCCACTATCCGTCGTCTTCAAATTCTTGGTATCTACACGGATGTTGACCTTGTGACACCCAGTGACCCGCAAAAAGACGCAGTGCAACTGGCAAAAAGCGAACAGCAAGG